ACCTACGCGACAGTAAGACTGCTTTCGTGATTGTCAACCAGACCCGTGACAAGATAGGCACCTACACGCCAGAAACCTACACGCCAGGCGGAACGGGCAAGGACTACAATGCTAGTCTGATGATTAGCCTGAAAACTATTAAATCTTGGCGCTTTGGACGGACTGCGGCCGACACCAAGAAGAAAGTGTTTATTGGCCAAGAGGTTGAGGCAACAATAATTAAGTCAAAGGTCAATACGCCGTGGCGTACAGCTAAATTTAAGCTGTATTATCCACAGCCAATTGATCGTAGCTTTGAGGAAGACGAGGTCACAGATGGTGAAACTACATTTTAGGCGACTATATCAGCGCCATCAGATGGGCGTAATCGATAATGCCATCGTTACTTTTGGTAAAACGCCGTATGAGCAACGCACCTACCCAGTATTTCCTAGTTTTGATAATAGCCCGATGAAAACCTATATCAATCGCCACTCGTATGTTTTAGTGCTTGACCTTTGGATAGTAACGGCAGTATTTAAGTGGGTCGGCAAGGATCGGAAACCACCGAATGCCGCGGCTTAAGAACTACGGACCAGGCAAGCGTGTCAACGTCTGGTTGCCCGAAAAACACCTGAAGATAGCCCGTGACCTTGAGAATCTGTCAAATTTCTTCCAATTATCGCTCGAACAGGCGGCAGGAATCATGGCACTTGATATAATCAAGCAAGAGAAGGGGCTCAAACAGGAACTGCCGACACAAGAAGAGATTGATCGTTGGAATAAAGACCACCCACAAAATCCATTAACACAAAAGCGAGACAAAGAATGCAACACCCCGAACTCAGCGCCGAAACCCGAACTCTGGTAATCAGCCGTATAGTTGATTATGACGAACTCGAACCCGAGCAGGCTGCGCGTGCCGCCATTAAGGTAATTGCGAACGACTTTTTCATATTTATTGAGCGTAACCTAGTTATTAAAGAGAAAATGACCAAACGGCTTGTACCATTCGCCGAGGTTTTGAACTGGGAGCAAAAAGCACTAATGGATGAGGTAATTGATGACCTCGTACATCAGCGCCCAATCCGCTATATCATCCTAAAAGCCCGCCAGATGGGCATGTCAACTCTGATTGAGGCCCTATGTTATTGGTGGACTTCAACTCACCGCTATGTCACTAGCGTCATTATCGCCCACGAAAAAAACGCTGTGAACGCCCTCTATAAGATGTTCCGTCGCTATTACGAATACTCACACCCGCACTTCCAGCCAGATCGCAAGTACAACACAAAGAATGAGCTTGTGTTTGACGTGTCCGATGAGGTGAAAAAACAGTATGCCGAAGAGGGGCAAACCCCTCCAGGTTTACAGTCTGAAATCAAGACAATGGTCGCGGCCGACGGTAAAGGCCGCGCGGACAATATTAACTTCTTCCACGGGTGTTTGCACGAAAAATCTTTAGTTGTTTTAGCTGATGGTTCTTCTAAAATGATTAAAGACGTTAATTTAGATGATTTAGTCATTACTTCTTCTGGTGCGGTAGCCCCTGTGACTGCCAAGACAATGACAGGAGTCAAGCAGACTTATAAATTAAATACTTGGATGAGTAACCAGCCAATAATAGCTAGCGCAGACCACAAGATACTGACAGAGGGTGGTTATAAAAAACTATCCGATATTAAATCTACAGACTGGATAGCTAAACCAAGGTATCAATTCAACCACCAAACAGAGTGGTCGTATGAACTGCCTCTTAGCCATCGTCCTCAAAACGGTGGAACAAGCCGTCAATCTTCAGTAAGCTTTGACCTTAATGAAGAATTTGGTTATTTGGTGGGCTATTATCTAGCAGAAGGTCACATAGGTAAGAAGTTGGGGCGTGTTACATTCACCTATGAAGCAGCTGAAACTTTTTGTGAGCGAATCAACAAGTTCTTTCCTAACGCCCCAAAATATATTGTCGAGGGCAACCGCAAACGTAGTGTGTTTAATAGCGTTTTCATGGCGAACGCACTCAATGAATTGTGTGGTAGGGTGGCTAATAAGCACGTTCCCCTGTTCGGTAATAACGACTTTTTTAAGGGAATCTATCGCGGGTACATGGATGGTGATGGAAGCAAGACCGACGAGCAACGTGAACGAGCCCCTAGCGTCCACGAGCGAATTGCTCGCAATATCAATCGTATTGGGGACATGCAAGGCGTCCATGGTTCTCTGCATTATGCTGAGCGTGAACGGTATGGCGTCCCATCTAAGCCTATTTGGATAAACTCCTTCTGCAATGGCAAAAGCTCAAAATATAAATTCATCAATGGGCAATGTTTTGTGCGAGTTAGGTCAGTTGCTCCTTATGAAGTTGCTACGACATACGACCTAGAGATAGACCATCCTGACCATAACTTTGAAACTCCATCGGGTGTTGTCTCGAATTCCGAGGTTGCTTTTTGGGATGATAGCGCGGACATCGTTTCGTCTGCACTCCAGGCCGTTCCTATGGCACCAGAGAGCTTCGTGTTCCTTGAGAGCACAGCCAATGGTATCGGTGGATATTTCTACGACGAATGGCAACTAGCTAAGCGCGGGGAGAGCCAATTCAAGCCACTCTTCTTTGCTTGGTGGGCGCACGACGGCTACGAGCTTCCATCCACTGCTGAAGAAAACGGTCATCTCGATGACGAAGAAAAAGACCTCATAGTGCTATTCAAAGAGAACAATGTTCCAGAGGAGCGCTGGCCAAATAAAATTGCATGGCGTCGACGAAAGAAAAAAGAATTTCGAACGGAGCCAAAAAAGTTCTACCAAGAATACCCGTCTACCCCCGAAGAGGCCTTCCTCGCGTCTGGTCGACCCGTGTTTGAAACCAAAACGCTCCAAGAGATGGAGAAAATCGCACTTGCATCGGCTCAAACTCGTGCGTATGTCTGTGGTGAGGTGTACAAAAATGATGATCCTATGAGCCTAAATAAGTTCGTATTCCGCGAGTACCGACGTTCGGGTGAGCACGACCCGACACCGTTCCGTGTCTGGTGGCAACCTGAGAAGAATCACAAATATGTCATTGGCGTTGACGTCTCGGAGGGTATTGAGATTGAGAGCTCCAAAGGTAAGGAGCCTGACTACTCCGTGGTTAGCGTCATTGACACTAGCTCAAGCAGTCTGAAAACGGTTGCTCGTTGGCGCGGTTACATCGACCCTGACTTGCTTGGCGAGGTTGTGTTTAATATCGGCATGTTCTACAACAAAGCCCTAGTGGGCGTTGAGGTGAATAACCATGGTATCTCGACAGCTGCATATTTGAAAAACAATTTCTATCGCAACCTCTACATGCGCGAGTCCCAAGAGGATGAGCAGTTCCAGGTTCGCACCACCAAATTCGGGTGGCAAACAAATAAGAAGACGAAACCGATTATGATTTCGGAATTACAGCGCGTAATACGAGAAGGTGCTATAATTGACCTAGACATAGTATTCATTCGTGAATGTATGAGCTACGTTAAAAAAGATGATGGTTCGATGTCAGCCCAAGAAGGGCAGCACGACGACACCGTCATGGCCATGGCAGTTGCATTGCAAATGGCCGACTGGGCTCCGTACAACACAGAATATGCAAAAGAGAATATTCATAAACCAATAAAGAGAAACACAAATGCCTCAAAATCAACAAGCTCCGCAAAAACCAGTAGAGATGCCCTCTCCAGAAGAAGAGAATCTCGAAAAGCTCATAGGATCACAAGGCGCCCGCGGTGAACTAACACTGGACGAAGCCTTGAAAATGTTCGATGACGCAAAGAAGTATGTAGATACTGGCCTGCGCACAAAGTGGGATAACTATTTTAAGGTTTACAAGGGTAAACGAGTTATTCGTAACTACGAAGGCGTTGCAGATCCTGTCATCCGCGAATCTCACACAATTATTGAAACATTAGTCGCCAACATTGCTGGCGGTGCTCCAAAATTCCATTTTGTCAAAACAAACGAAGAGCAGTCAGACGACACCGAAGTCCTGAATGGACTACTCGACTTCTACATGATTTACAACCAGATGGGCCTAAAAAACCAAGAGTGGGTACGCGACATGCTGCTTTACGGAACTGGTATTCTCTATGTTGCATGGGAAGACGGCAAACCAAAGATTGAAAATATCCCTCTTCGTAACTTCTTTGTTGACCCTACGTCGACTGGCATGGTTCAGACAATCAACCCAGCACGTTATGCTGGTTATCAGTATTTGGCGGACAAGATTGTTCTTGAGCGCGCGACTATTTTTGACGCAGAGGCAACCCCTAACGGTAAGGCCGAAGACCTAGACCCAGTGTCATCAGATGCAGAGCGCCCACAAAAGGGTGCTTGGGTTCCACGCTACAAGAATCTTGATATTATTGGATATGACAAGGAGAACAAGGGCGGCGCTGGCAATGGGGACAACGCCAGTATGGACAAGATATTCAAAGACGCTTTTGCTGGCTCTACTTTGGGGGACCAGGCCACCGAGCGCCAGATTTGGGTTATATGTCTACACGACCTCTTCACTGGCCGTGTCTACGAGATAGGAAACCGAAAAGCATTTATCTACAATGAAAAAACATGGTGTCAGCGTGAAGAGCTTGTTGAGGAAATCGAAGTTGAAGTTGACGGCCAGCTCGTTCCATCAACTCGTAAGCTTGATGAAATCAAGCCATTCTTGCCGTTTGCGGTTCTGCGCGATTATGTCGACACCTCTCAATTCTATGGTGATGGCGAAATGGCCGTTATTCTCGAAGACAATGAGCTATTGAATGACTATGAAGCGATGGATATTGATAACAACGCGTATCAGAACACACCTATGTACTGGGTTGATCCACAATTCGCTGACCTTATCCCTGAGATTGAGACTATCTCGGGTGCTGTTTATCCTATCCCTCGAAACGCCATGGGAGCTCTTGAGCGTCCACAGCTATCAGCTGACCTAGATAACAAGAAAGAGCGCATTACGGCTCGTATGCGACGTGCTACGGCCGCCGATGAAGCTGTTCAGGGCGTCTCACAGGCTAAGGGACGTGCAACTGCTACTGAAGTTACCACTCAAATCAACCAGGCGAACACACGCTTTAGCACTAAGATCAGCAACCTTGAGTCAGAAGGCTATGCACAGCTTGGCCTCATTATATTCAAATATGTTCAGATCTTCGTCACAAAGCGCACAGCGGTTCGTATTGTTGGTCCAACAGGTGTTTACTTCAAAGACTACGACCCGTGGGAATTCAACGGTGAATGGGAGGCTCAGGTTGAGC